GGAAAGATTGGTTTAGGTGGTGTGGGAGTACCGGGTAACGTACCACGGCAACCAGCTTGCCGCGGCACGGGAGGCCGCTGGAATCAGCCAGATGCTTGCCGCCAAGATGCTTGAAGTGTCTCAACCCTACTACTGCCGCCTTGAACAGCCACGCCTACAAACCCACCGATTCAATCAATCTCAATTCGAATTCCTATCAAGCCTGCTCGGATTATAACCGCCAGTTATTAGATTTCCCCTCTCTATTTTGTCAGAATAGTAATTGTACGGAGAGGCAATATGGCGATTTGTGTGATTTGCGGGGCGGTAGACGGGTCAAAGCCGGAACACTGACAGAATTGGCCGTGTTTGCTATGTTTCCGCGATGATTTCCGCACATACGAGAGCAATCAGGTACAGGACTTTGACGATTTCGAGACCGCAAGAAATCCTGCTGATGCAGAGAGACCTGGAATTGAAGGTTGAGCAGCGAGATTGCCTGAATGCTGAAATTGTCCGTCTCGAAATGGAAATTGAATTGAGGAAAGCGGAGTCGTATGGCGAAGCGTACCACGAAAAAGCCAGCTGAGAAAGCGACATATCGCGGGGGTAGGCCCACAGCCTACAAGCCCGAATACGCTAAAGAGGCATTTGAGTACTGCTCTATTTTCGGGGCCAGCGACAAAATGCTGGCTGAGAAATTCAAAGTATCGGAATCAACCCTGAATCTCTGGAAGCTTAAACACAAAGAGTTTTCGGAGGCCTTAAAAGCCGGAAAAGAGGAATTCGACACAAAGAATGTCGAAAAAGCATTGCGGGATCGTGCATTGGGTTACTCTCATCCCGACGTGCATATCAGCAATTACCAGGGCGAAATTACCGTTACGGACATCCAAAAGCATTATCCACCGGATACAACGGCTTGTATTTTTTGGCTCAAGAACCGTCAACCGGATAAGTGGAGAGACAAGCAGGAGTTAGAGCATTCTGGAAATCTTGAAATCAATATTGTTAATTATGGCGACAATAACGCTCCCATATAATTACACGCCTCGCGATTATCAGCTGCCGTTTTTGCGGGCCATGGATAACGGCTGCCGGCGAGCTGTTAAGGTTTGGCACAGACGCGCCGGAAAAGACAAAACCGACCTTAATTATATGGTTAAGCGGGCCGCCGAGCAGAAAGGTTATTATCCGTACTTTTTCCCTACGACGGCGATGGGGCGCAAGGTGCTTTGGGATGGGATGGATAAGAGCGGTTTTAAATTTATCGACCATATCCCTGCCCCGCTCATTGCCAACAAGAACAACACCGAGATGAAGGTAACGCTGAAGAACGGGTCCATTATCCAGATTATCGGCACGGATAATATCGAAAATGTTGGCGTTAATCCGATTGGCTGTAATTTCTCGGAGTATTCGCTTCAAAATCAGAGGGCATGGGATTTAACCCGCCCCATCTTAGCCGAAAACGGCGGCTGGGCTATATTTAACTTCACCCCTCGCGGCAAAAACCATGCTTACGATCTGCTCAAGATGGCGCAAGCTAATCAGCAGTGGTTTGCTGAGGTTTTGACGGTGGATGATACAGGCGCCATCAGTCCGGAAGCGATTCAGGAGGAACGCGATTCCGGCATGTCGGAAGACATGATTCAGCAGGAGTTTTATTGTTCGTTCGAGCTTGGGCAGGAAGGCAGCTATTACGGCAAATACATGACGCAGGCCCTTCAGGATGGCCGTATTTGCAGCGTACCGTTCGATCCTGCTGCTCAGGTTATTACCGCATGGGATATTGGTATCGGCGATTCAACGGCCATCTGGTTCGTTCAGCAGGTCGGCGGTGAAATCCATCTGATCGATTATTACGAACGGGCCGGAGAGGGTCTTGCGCACTATGCCTCAATGCTTGAAACCAAACGGCAGGAGAACAATTGGATTTTTCGGGCCCATTATGCCCCGCACGATATTGAGGCGAGGGAACTCAACACAGGGCTTTCACGCAAGGATTATGCCCGTCAGTTAGGCATTAACTTCGTTACCCTGCCTAAGTTGCGTGTCGAAGACGGTATTGAAGCGGTAAGGGCTATCTTGCCCCGCTGCTGGTTTGATGAGCGTAATTGTGCGGCTGGAATCAAGGCCCTTGAGAATTATCGCAAGCGTTTTGACGAGCGACATAATGTTTACAGCAATGTTCCCCTTCACGATTGGGCCAGTCATGGGGCCGATGCTTTCCGTTATTTGGCGGTTGCAATTAAGCAAGGTTCACAAAACGGCGGCTCGATGACCGCGCATCAGGCTCGTGAGATGTACGAACAATACGCCAGGCCGGTTGTGATTGGATAATTATGGCGACGGACAACGACACAAAAAAGGATTTTAACGAGGCTTACGGCCAGGCTATTGCGGGTTGGGGCGATTTTCTCAAGGAAGCCAAAACCGACTTCGAGTTCATGACGGGTGACCAGTGGAATTCCGTCGAAAAACAATACCTTGCAAACCAGCGTCGCAATGCCCTGGTTTTCAATCGTATCCGCCGCGTTATCAAGATCATCACCGGTTATCAGCGTAAGAACCGACTGGCTTTCAAAATTGACCCGGTCGGATTTGAGGATGATCGAGCAGCAAGCCAGCTGACAGGCGTTGTCATGGATGTGATGCGAGTTGGCAACGGTTATAACGTTATGAGTGATGCGTTCGAGTGCGGGCCGTGCATTACCGGCCTAAACTTCGTGGAGCCGTACATTGACCGAAACGGCGACATTAAATTCAAGCGGCTTGCCTACAACAAATGCCTGCCGGACCCAACCTTCTCCGAGCGTGATTTGAGCGATTGCAACTACTTCCTGCGTCGGGAGTACGTTACCAAGGATCAGGCCAAGATGCTTGTTCCGGGGAACGACAAAGAGATCGATTCTCTAAATCCCGGCAGGGATGAAAAGTTCAGCCATATCTTTGTTGGCAACAAGCGGTACGGCGATAATCTTCTTGCTTATGATGAGTTTTGGCGCAAGACGACTAAGCGGGTCAAAGTGCTCATTGACCGGGCAACCGGGCAGGAAATGGTATGGACGGGCAGTCAGAAGGCTCTCGATTATATTCTGTCATCATTTCCCCTTCAGGTTACGGCGATTGACCGCTGGGAGGAGAGCGTCGAGCTTAACATTTTAATACAGGGCGTGCCGTTTTATACCGGCCCTGATCCGTTTGGCTTGGATGAGTTCCGGTTTGTACCGCTGCTGGGTTTTTGGTATCCGGAAGTTGAGAGCGACAAGCTCAAGCTTCAGGGTGTTGTCCGCAGTATCAGAGACCCGCAGTCGGAATTCAACAAGCGGATTTCGCAGGAAATCGACATCATCGAGAGCCAGATTAATACCGGTTATGATGCGATAGAGGGGACCGTAGTTAATCCGGAGTCGCTGTATCAGTCAGGGCAAGGCAAGGTCACGTGGGTTAAGAGCGAAGGCAACCCCGCTGGCCTTGATGCAATCCGCAAAAAGCAGCCGGTAGATATACCGCAAGGGCTATTCATGCTCAATCAGAGCATTGATAAGCTTTTGACTGAGATTCCCGGTATCAATGACGAATTGTTCGGTACTGAGGAAAAGGACATTGCGGGCGTGTTGTCGAAAATGCGGCAAGGTGCGGCATTAACCATTTTGCAGGATTTGTTTGATAATTATCGGCTTAGCAAGAAGTTACTCGGCAAGAAACTGATCAAGCTGATTCAGAAAAACTATCATCCCCAAAAGGTGCAGCGTATTATCAACGAGCAGCCCGTTCCTCAGTTCTATGACCCTGATCTGACCAGATATGACGTGAGCGTTCAGGAAGGACTGCTCACTGATAGCCAGCGTCAGTTGTATTATGAGGAACTGAAGGCGCTTCAGCAGATGGGTGCTCCGATTCCATTTGCGGCGATTGTTGATGCGGCCCCGATTCAGTTAAAAGAACACCTCAAACGGCATATTCAGCAGGCTGAACAAGCCCAAATGCAGGCGGCTCAGGGCGAACAGCAGATGAATCAGCTTACTCAACAGCTGATGCAGTCCCAAATCGCGGAGAATCTTGCACAAGCCCAGGAGCGGAGGGCGGAGATTCAGCAGAACATCGCTACAGCGGCTCTGAATAGGGCAAAAACTGCCGCGGAGATTCAGAAGATGACGCTCGAGGGCCTGTCTACTGTCGCAAAAGCGGCGGCGGACTTGGAACAACGAAAGTCACTCAGGACGAGGAGATAGTTAAATGGCGTTATGCACTGGAGACATCAGAAAAGAGCTTGGAAGTGACCTGTTGAGGGCCATTGAGCGCGTTATCAATGATAATGCTGGTAAGCATGATGATTACTATATTCTCATCTACAGCGACTGGGAGGGCCGCGGCGCTCTCAAAACAAAACTGATGCTGATGAAAGAACGCCCGCCCGCTTTGTTGGGGACGTTGTGTGTTTATGTGAATAACCGTAAAGGGACCGCCGAAATGCTTCATGCCCTGCCGCTGGATATTCCGACAGACCACGTCGAAATGTCCGATCAGGCCAGCGAGGGTGTGTTCAATTCGGCAGTTGACAATAACAGTCCAATATTGTTGACAATAACAGTCCAATGTTAAATTAACCGCGATGCGGGCTTTCAGGCGTTACAGCCGGAATCGCCGACCGGCAAAAGGTTGAAGCCGAACCATTAGTCGCAAGTGAACAGGAGTAAAGTTATGGATGGACAAGTAACAAACCATGAAACGGGCGTAGAACAGGTTCCCGCCGCCGGGGGACAAACCAATCAGAATCAAGGCCAGCAGACCCAGCAGGCCGCTACGCAGGGGAATCAGCAGCAGACGGCCATCCAGGCCGCCAGCCAACAGCAGGGGCAACAGCAGCCCCCGCAGGCAATCCCTTATGAGCGGTTTCAGGAGGTCAACAACAAGGTCAAGGAGCTTGAACAGCAGATTCAACTGTCACAGCAGCAGATTGCCCTCTACCAGGCCAATATGCAGCAGCAGGCTCAACAGCCGCCGCAGCAGCTTCCTAACTTTTATGACGGTCTTGAAGATGATGACGTTATGACTGTTGCCGAGGCCAAGAAGGCAACTCAGGCGATGGTACAGCAGTTCAGCAGTGCGATCAATGAATTGCAGTTCCTTGTCCAGCATCCAGATTACCATCAATTGGTGGGTACACCTCAACAGTTAGGGGAACCCTTAAAACAGGCAATTTTGAAAAACCCTCAGATAATGATGGAAATCCGCCAAAGCCCGAATCCCATGCTGACTGCCTATAACTATGCCAAGATGGCGAGTATGCAGCAGCAAACGACTGTCAATCCTGCTGCTGCCGCAGCAATTCAGGCCGCAACCCGGCCCGGATCGGCAAGTATGGTTGCAAATGGAGGCGCATTCAATGCAGCCAGCCGGTTTGCTGCCATGTCAGATGAGGAATTCGCAAGGTTTGAGGCGGAGATTCTGTCAAGAGGGTAGAAAGGATAGTTAGTAATGGATAATTTGACAACGACAACTCAAGTTGATTCCGGCATCGAGGTTTATTATGACAGGGTCTTGCTCAAGAATGCAAGACCAAAACTGGTGCATACCAAATTTGCGCAGAAAAAATCCCTGCCGAAGGGCAACAGCAAGACCGTGAAGTTCCGCCGCTATGCGGCTCTGTCAACTGCAACCACGCAGTTAGCTGAAGGTGTCACGCCTACCGGGCAGCGGCTCAGCAAGGTTGATTTGCTGGCAACCGTCGCACAGTACGGCGATTTCGTTCACATCACCGACGTTGTCGATATGACCAATGCCGATCCTGTGCTGACTGTTGCCGCGCAGGAATTAGGCGACCAGATGGGCCGGACGATCGATGAGATTGTCAGGGACATTCTCGTTGCGTGTGCGTCCTCGACTAGAGCCAGCAACGGGACCGGCACGGCAACCAAACTCAACAAGACGGACATTGACGCCGTGGTTCAAACGCTTCTGAGCAATGACGCCTCGATGATTACCGAGCTTATCAAGGCCGGAACCGGTCAGGGTACATCGCCTGTACGACCGTCATTTTGGGGCATCATCAATACGGCTCTGATTGACGACCTGGAAGCGGTTAGCGGTTTTAAATCGACCGCCAACTATCCGGCTCAAACCAATGTGGATGAGGCCGAATGGGGATCGACCGGCAATGTCCGCTGGTTGGCATCTTCGGTTGCTCATGCGTTGGGTGATATTGCCGATCCGTTTACGCCTGGCACATACTACTATCTGCCTATTATTGCCAAGAACGCTTACGGCATAGTTGATCTTGAGGCCGGTAACGCCAAGAACATCGTTAAGGGTTTTGGCTCTGGCGGGACTTCCGATCCGCTCAATCAGCGTGCAACGAGCGGCTGGAAAGCGATGTTTACAGCTCGCATTCTGAATGACAACTTCATGCACGTTTTGAAAGTTACACACAGCTAAAAAAGAAAGGAAATACCGATGAAAAAAGTAAGTGGACGTTTTATTGCGGATGGTTCCGCGATAAATGTAAATATCGGCTTCATACCGGACTATGTAAAGCTCATCGGCGGCTTGGATAACACCAATCCAGTCATTTATGAGTTTTTCAAGGACTTGAGCGGCGAGAATGGGCAGTATGGCATCAAGATTGCCGGATCGCATATTTCATCTTCTACGGAAGCCATTATCACCAAATTGGCCGGGACAAATGCGCTCATCAAAGTGTACGAGGGCGGCAAAAAGGTCAAGGTCAAAATACCCGCTCCCGATGGCAATGGCTTCGCAAATGCTGAAGTATCGGATTTTGTTGCCGGTGCTGCACAGCCCACAGCCAGAAGCACAACGGCAGTTGGGACGGTTGTACGGCCAAGAAACCATAACGGGTTTGTGTACGAATGCACAGTTTCTGCGGGTGTACTGCCCCAGGTTGCGGTTGAATGGCCGACTACCCCTGGCGATACGGTATCCGATGGCACAAACACCTGGATTTGCCGCCGTGAGGACGTTGTGTTTGAAAAGGCAGCCGGATTTACCGTTGGGTCAGGCCTGTCAACAGACGGCGATGAGTGGATTTATGTTGCCGAGCAGCACGACAAGGTCGTCAATCACGGCGATGCCGCTGCGGCAGACCCGATTTAACATTAACCGCGGGGAGGCTCTTAGCGGCCTCCCCCATTTCTTTAACTCTCAGAGGAGATAAAACATGGCAAGAAAGTCAATTGAAGAAGTCAAAAGGGAGCTTGATGCTCTGAATATCAAGTACGCGGATGATATGCCGTATGCGAAGCTGTGCGAACTTCTGAATGCAGCGGTAAAGCCGACTGTAGAGACTTTTGATGAGGAGGCCATTCGGCAGGAAGCCGAACGAAAGGCCCGCATTGAGGCGGAAGCCAAGGCAAAAGTAGAAGCCGAAATGAAGGCTCAAAATGCCGTAAGCGGACGTACACTTTCGCCTGAAGAAATCGCTGTTAAGAATGATCCGCTGATTGAGGTGCGGTTTACGAACATCGAATCGCCCGGCGTGGCGCTGTCGTTCACGTACGGCGGCAAGAGGTTTGAGCTTGATGACGGCCAAGTCGTCAAACTGCCGGTTTGCGTAGTCAACCACCTCAACAATCTCAGGATTCCGGTTCGCA